TATAAAGAAAGCATTGCTAAAAGACTAGCCGAGAAACTAGGTAAGTAAAAAATGGACTTTCACGATCTACAGAAAAAATTATTTGATATAGAACCAACTAATCCTGCAGAGGAAAGAGCAAAAATGGTGGCGGCGTTACAAGGCGGCGCAAGTGCTCCTGCTCCAGAAGTTCCGCAACACGTAGCTGAAAGTTACAATGTTGCCGAAGGTTCGTTACAAATGGATAAAGATTATTCTGTAAATGACTTTGCTGCCCTAGCAGGTGTTACTACTGCTACTCCAAGAGTAGCACAACCTGTAATGGAATCGGGGCCGGATCCAATTATTTTGCAAGATAAAGACACTCGTATTGCACAATTAGAAGAACGTGTTGCTAGACTTGAAGCAATGCTTAACGAACGTTCACTTACCAAAGGTGAAGAAAACAAAAAAGAAAAAATCGTCAAGGGAATGAAAAAGAACAAAGACGACTTTAAGAAGCGTTATGGCAAAGACGCAGAAGCAGTTATGTATGCAACTGCAACTAAAAATGCCAAAAAGGAGTCATTTATCAAAGATGAGCTCTATCGTAGATTAGCTGAATACGAATTCAAATCTGCCAAAAAGTAAAAATTTTACTTGACTTTTACCTAAATATCTACTATAATATAAGTTAACTTAACACAGGAGTTCAATATGAGCAGTCGTACCTACGGTGCTGAAGAAAAAGCAAAACTACAGAGACTAGTACAAGAAGGCGTAACAGTCTTACAAGAAGTAGAAGATTTAAACACAGGTTTAAAGGATACTGTAAAAGCAGTAGCAGAAGAATTAGATATTAAGCCTAGTCTTATTAACAAAGCAATTAAAATTGCACAAAAACGTGATTGGGATAATCATCAAGATGCCTATGACGATTTAGAAACATTGATCGTTACGCTCGGCTATGACAAGTGATTAATCGCATAAAAGACTTTTGGGTAGACAGTTATACTAGTGATAAAACTGCGTTCTATTTTGAACTAGTAAGTTTTGTATTCACAGTATATGCTAGTCTAACCCTTGCTCTAACAGCAAATGATCCTAATCTACTTATAGTATACCCTGGATTCTTAATAGGCAGTGTTACACAATGCTTTGCTGCTTTTAGACGAGGTGCTGCCTGGGTAATGTTACTAACTGGATACTTTGCTATAGTAAATGTATTTGGATTTGGAGTTGCTTCACTATGGTGGTAAAACCCTATCAATGGTTAGCGTGGGTGGCTACAGTATGTTTACTGACAGCCGCTACCCTAGCCGCATTTAATGTTTACCCTTTGTACATTTGGGCATTCATTATTAGCAACAGTCTATGGATACTTGTTGGTGTCCTATGGAAAGAAAAAAGTTTAATTGTTATGAACGCAGGACTAACCGTAATTTATGTTGCGGGCTTGTTGTTTTAATAAGTATTAATAACGCCAATAGCAATAGCTAGGCAAGAAGATGGTTAAGTTGGCCACAAGCAACGTAAGGAGAAATGAATGCCATATGTAGACGCGATGTTCGATCGTGATCAAGATATCATCCGTGTTGTTGAACGCAAAGATGGTAAGAGACACTATACAGAATATAGTGCAAAATATACATTTTATTATGAAGACCAGCGAGGCAAGTATAAAAGTGTATTTGGCGATCCGCTAAGTCGCATTGTGTGCAAGAACACAAAAGACTTTCGCAAAGAAGTTGCAATCAACAGAGATAAAAAACTTTTCGAAAGCGACATTAATCCTATCTTCCAATGTTTAAGCGAAAACTATCTTAACCAAGATGCTCCTAAACTAAATATTGCGTTTTTCGATATTGAGACAGACTTCGATCCAGAGCGCGGCTTTGCTGATCCAGCAGATCCTTTTATGCCAATTACATCTATATCTGTATACTTACAGTGGTTAGAAACAATGGTGTGTCTTGCTGTTCCACCTAAAACACTTACAATGGATCAAGCAAAGAAAGAATTAGAAGGCATTGAAAATGTAATGCTATTTGAAAAAGAAGGTGAAATGATTGACACTTTCTTAACGCTGATTGAAGACGCTGATATTTTATCAGGTTGGAACAGCGAAGGTTATGATATTCCGTATACTGTAAACAGAACTAGCCGTGTACTAAGCAAAGATGATACACGTAGATTCTGCTTGTGGGGTCAACTTCCTAAGAAACGTGAATATGAAAAGTATGGTAAATCAGCTGTTACCTTTGACCTAATAGGCAGAGTGCATTTAGATAGTTTAGAATTATACCGTAAATACACATATGAAGAACGACACACATATAGACTTGATGCTATTGGCGAAATCGAAGTTGGTGAAAACAAAGTCCCTTATGAAGGCACTTTGGACCAGTTGTACAACAATGACTTTAGAAAGTTCATCGAATACAACATACAAGATACCGCACTACTGGACAAGCTGGACAAAAAACTAAGATTTATTGATCTTAGTAATAGTATTGCACACGAAAATACAGTGTTGCTACAGACCACTATGGGTGCTGTTGCTGTTACAGAGCAAGGTATCATTAACGAAGCACACAATCGGGGCTTACAAGTTCCTAACAGACCTAAACGTGACGACACAGAAAACACACAAGCCGCTGGCGCATACGTAGCATTTCCTAAGAAAGGTTTGCACAAATGGGTAGCGTCAATGGATTTGAATTCACTATATCCTAGTGTGATTCGTGCATTGAATATGGCGCCTGAAACTGTTGTAGGACAGATACGTCCTGAGATAAGTGATAGTCGTGTACACGAAGATATGACGCTAAAGAAAAAGTCGTTTGCAGGAAGTTGGGAAGGACGCTTTGCTACAGAAGAATACGAAGCGGTTATGGAGCAACGTAAAGACATTGCACTTACTATTGACTGGGAAGACGGCCGTACTGATGTATTAAGTGGTGCAGAAATATATCAACTTATATTTGATAGTCAAATGCCGTGGATGCTTAGTGCAAACGGGACAATATTTACAACTGCCTTTGAAGGTGTTATTCCAGGTATCCTAAAACGTTGGTATGCTGAACGTAAAGATATGCAGAAGATGTTGAAGAAAGCAAAAGATGCAGAAAACAAAGCAGAAATTGAATACTGGGATAAACGACAGCTGGTTAAGAAGATTAACTTAAACAGTTTGTATGGTGCTATTCTTAATCCAGGTTGTAGATTCTTTGATAAACGTATTGGACAATCAACAACACTAACAGGGCGTACTATTGTTAAGCATATGTCAGCGGAAGTAAACAAGGTTATTACAGGTACGTATGACCACGTAGGCAAAGCAATGATATATGGCGATACTGATTCGTGTTACTTTAGTGCTTGGCCTATACTTAAAGATGATGTAGAAAGTGGCAAACTTGAATGGTCTAAAGAAAAGTGTATTACGCTTATGGATCAAGTGTGCGAACAAGCAAATACTACCTTTCCAGACTTTATGTATAAAGCATTTCATTGTCCTAAAAGTCGTTCGGATGTTATTGCAGCCGGTCGTGAAATTATTGCACAGTCCGGCTTGTATATTACTAAGAAGCGTTATGCGGCATTAGTTATTGACAACGAAGGCTTTAGAACAGATACTGACGGTATAGGTAAAGTAAAAGCAATGGGCTTAGACTTACGTAGATCAGATACACCTGTGTTTATGCAAGACTTTTTGAAAGAACTATTAACAATGGTACTTACTGATGTTCCGCAAGCAGATGTACTTGAACGCATTACTGTATTCCGTAAGGAATTTCAACAGATGCCTGGATGGGAGAAAGGGTCTCCTAAACGTGCAAACAAAGTTGGTCACTATGGTCGACTAGAACAGAAACAAGGCAAGGCTAATATGCCTGGCCACGTACGAGCAAGCATTAACTGGAATACGCTGAAGCGTATGAACGGAGACAAATACTCGCAAGAAATTGTTGACGGTATGAAAGTTATTGTTTGTAAACTAAAACAAAATCCGCTAGGTTACACAAGTGTAGCGTATCCAACAGACGAGCTACGTATTCCAGAATGGTTTAAAGAGCTACCGTTTGACGATGCGGCAATGGCGGAAACAATTATTGATAACAAACTAGACAACTTAATTGGTGTGCTAAACTATCCACTAGAAGATACTAAATCACACACAACATTTAGTAGTTTGTTTGATTTCGGAGACTAAAATGAAAATTAAACTTGAGATGGAAATAGATACTGACAACGGTCAAGACCTAAATACTATTGAAGAATTAATTGCAATGCTAAGATCATTAGCAGAAAATTACTACGAGGACTGAGATGCTATTAAAAGTAACTGAGGTAGAACATTATACAGATACCTTGTTTAGGTTTAAAACAGAGCGTCCGAATACATTTAGATTTACAGCAGGTGAATTTACAATGATTGGTATGGGCGACAATGACGTTATGCGAGCTTACAGTATTACTAGCGGACCGTATGATGAGTTTTTAGAGTTTTACAGTATTAAGGTACCAGACGGACCATTAACTAGCAGACTACAAAAGATACAAGTAGGTGACGAAATAGAAGTTGGTCATAAGCCAACCGGAACCCTTACACTTGCTAATTTAGAATTAGGTAACGAATTGTGGATGTTAGCTACAGGAACTGGTATAGCACCGTTTATATCGCTTCTAAGAGACCCTACAACGTATGATCACTTTGACCATATACACATTATATGGAGTGTTAGACAGCAAGAAGAACTATTAGCATATAATAGCTTTTTACAAGATCAAGATATTGAGTACTTACCAATTGTAACACAAGATCCTGAGTGGCCATTTGAAAACAGACGTATTACAACATTAATTGAAAACGGTATGCTAATAAATGATAACGTAAATTTAAACAAAGTTATGATCTGTGGCAGTATGCCATTTAATAATGACGTAAAAGAGTTATTAACACCAAAAGGTTGGGTTGAAGGTAACCGAAAAACCGCTGGTACATTTGTTCAAGAAAAGGCGTTTGTATTATGAAAGTAGGATTTACTTGTTCGACATTTGATTTATTACACGCAGGACACGTACAAATGTTACGTGAAGCAAAAGATCAGTGTGATTATTTACTAGTAGGATTACAGGTTGATCCAAGTACTGACAGACCTGAAAAGAACCCTCCTATACAAACTGTAGTTGAACGTTATACCCAACTTAAAGCAGTAGGATATGTAGACGAAATTATTCCTTATGGAACTGAAACAGACTTAGAGGATATACTTAGTATGTATACTATTGATATTCGAATTTTAGGCGAGGAGTATCGAGACAAAGATTTTACAGGTAAAGATATTTGTCGTAAGCGTGATATCGATTTGTATTTTAACAAAAGAGATCACCGATTTAGCTCTAGTGATTTAAGGGAAAGGGTAAAAAATGCATAAATTTATATTTGATGTTGACGGAACACTTACACCAAGCCGTGGCAAAATGAACGAAAGTTTTGTAACGTTCTTTTTTGACTTCTGTAAAAATAATGATGTATATCTAGTTACCGGTAGTGACAAAGAAAAGACTATTGAACAAATAGGCGAGAAAATATATAATCGTTGTAAACGTGTATATCAATGTAATGGAAATGATGTTTGGATAGGCAATGAAAATATTCAAACAAATGAATGGACATTACCAGACCTAGCAAGAACATTTTTAATTAGTTGTAAGTACGAAAGTCAGTTTGATACACGCACAGGTAATCATATTGAAGAACGGCCGGGTATGATAAACTTTAGTGTTGTGGGACGTAATGCAAACGCAGAACAACGTGCGTCATATGTAACATATGAAGAACAAAACAGCGAGCGTAAGAAAATTGCTGAGGCATTTAATACAATGTTTCCAGACTTATCAGCAAAAGTAGGTGGTGAAACAGGTATTGATATTTCGCCAAAAGGCGCAGATAAA